TCAATCAGAATAGCTCAAAGGCTTGTTAAAGTGAAAGCTGACGGGAAATTAGGGCCTATTTCAAAATACGCTATCAATAATTTTCCTGATTTTCTCGATGCTTTTAAAACTGCCAGAATTTTGTATTATAGAAAAATAGCAGAAAAGCCCCGGAATGCAGGATTTTTACAAGGCTGGTTAAACAGGGTTTCAAATACACATTTCTAATGAAAATAAAAATAATTTTATTCGCTGTTATTGCAGGGATGGGGCTGCTTGCTTGGTTTCTCATTGCTCAAATCAGCAACCTCAAAAAAGACCGGGACACGCAAATCGAGAACGTCAATAACTTGCTGTCTGAAAACAGCCATTATAAGGCTCTTAATTTAACTTTAAAACAAACTGACAGTATTTCCGGCTTGAAGCTCGATAGCCTCGCAAATGCACTTAAGGTGAAGCCAAAAAAGATTATTCGCACCGTTGAGGTTACTCAGGTGGTTTCGGATACTTCAAGTCAAGCGACTGAGATCACACCGGTAGAGAACCAGGGAGAAGTTAAGATTTGGGAAATTCAGGATTTTGGAGCTTGCTGGCTGTGGAAGGGGACTGCTTCGCTTACTGATAACTTGCTTTCGGTAACCAGGGAGGACTTCACCTACCAAAATAAGACAACAAATATATACTACTGGAAACGGTCCCGGCATTTTTGGTTTATTCATTTCGGCAAGAAAAAAACTTTCGTAAACTCAGACTCAGAATGTGGAGAAAGCTATACACGTGAAATACAGATAGTTAAGAAATGAGGTTTTAGGTTAGTAGTTTTCCGGGGGCCGCTTAGGTGGCCTTCCGGTTTTTTTTTAATTATTTCGTGCAATAATTTGCAAGTGTGAAATTTTTTGCATTACTTTGCTTTCATGTTGAATAACAACGACTTTCATAAAGGAGAAATCCTTATCCCGCTACATCAGTTAGAGGCGGCATACTCTGAATTTTACTATCCGGCCCTGCATGAGCTTAAACCAGAAAAAAATAATTATATACTTTTCGAATATGGCAAAAACTAAGAAAATCCCAAACTACGTCAAGACCGTCCAAGTCTCCAAACGACTTACCGGACAATCGCAAAAACTCAGGGTTAAACACCTGAAGCCGCTACTTGATGAATGCAACCAGGCTGTTGAGGATGTTATTTCTGGGAGTCTGAAAAAACAAAAATAACCTTGCAAAAATTTGCAAGTGTGAAATTTTTTGCATTACTTTGCTGAAACAAAAACTTAAAGCCATGTCACACGTAAACCATCACACGCCCGTAACTTTCGACTTATTCGAAACACTCGCAACGGCTTTCGACCCGACAGGGAAGGAAAAAAAAGCTCACTCCAGGGAACTTGTCCGTAACCTTGCAGACCCTCAGGATTCAGATGAGGAAGAAGAAGACCTCTACTCTCAGGAAATGGAGCTCAAGGCCGACCAAAAAAGAGAGGGGGATTTCGAATGAACAACCTCCCGACAATAAGAGAAATTCAAACCGGCGAGCTTTCTATTGCCGGTAAAGATAACGCACTGAATGTGCTGCTGAACCAGACTCCCCCTTCCACATGGGTGAAAAAACACCCGATGAGTAAAACCGATTACCTGCCTATCGATAAGGTGGAGTTTCTGCTTACAAAAATTTTCATCAAATGGAATATCGAAGTTAAGCAGGTGCAAGTAATCGCTAATTCCGCTGTTATAACCGTCAGGTTACACTATCAGAACCCTATTTCAAATGAAATGGAATGGCAGGACGGCGTAGGTGCTGCGCCTATCCACACCGCTAAAGGTAAAGGTGCAATGGACTGGAATGAAGTTCAGGCCGACAGCGTTATGAAAGCCGTACCCGCCGCAAAAAGTTATGCCGTGAAAGATGCCGCCGAGGAGCTTGGTAAGATTTTCGGTAAAGACCTGAACCGTAAAGATACGATGGCTTATGATTCGCTCCTTTCAGACCCGGAGCGGTTTAAAGATGCAAAAATAACTGAAAAATAAATTTAATTAGTTTAAAAAACGATAAAAATGAACATAGAAAAATTTATTAATTCATTAAGTGAATCAGAAATTTATGATTTAAAATTATACTTATTTAAAAAAGAAACAAAAGGAAATATTTTGTTTACTGATTTTTTAAATCATGAGAAAAAACATTTATTTTCAGAAAAATTAGCTCAATATATAAAGGATGGAAGAGGAAAACATGTAGGTACTTGCTTGGCTGTACTTATAAACATGAATTTATTAAGTTTTACAAAAAATATAGATTTATATAGAAGCCTTTTTTTAGATTATAGTCAAATTTCCGGGGCTAATAATTATTTAAATAATCAGAGGATATATAAAATTGATGAAAAATTATACGAAATGATAAAACATAAAATATGTTTTATTATTGAAAATTCTTAAATACAGATAAACCGGGCGCAAGCCCACTAAAACCAAATATTATGATAACAGGAAAAATTAACTTAAGACAGCTTAACCATGCGCTTATGACAACTCCGAAAGGGGCAAAGGTTGTGGTTATCCCGATTGCGGAAAACAACCTTTTCGAAGGCGAAAAAGGAATCTACTTGGATTTGATAGCTTTTGAACTAAAAAACCCGGAAGCCGGAAAAGATACACACCTTGTTAAGCAGTCATTTTCAAAGGAAGTACTCGAAGCAATGGATGAGGAAAAGAAAAAGAACCTTCCGATTTTAGGAAACCTCAGAGTTTCTGAAGGCGGAGCCAGGGGCGAAGCACCCCCCGCCGATTTGAACGCTGGAAAAGTAGCGACTGGACTTGATGACCTCCCTTTTTGATAACTGACTAATAATCAATAACTTACACTTAAAAACTTACAATGCCAACCTCAACCCTCACAGACGAACAGAAAGCCTTAAGAATAGGCCGGTTCGCAGGATCAGAGCTTCACAAGCTCATGGGAATTAAAGGCTTCGGAAAAACCGGAGAAACTTACATTTATGAAAAAGTCGCTGAAAAGCTCACAGGACAGCCAAATAAAGAGGAATTCACAGCAGCCTCAACTCAGTGGGGAATTGACCACGAACTCGAAGCTCAACTCTACTTTGAAGCTGCGACCGGAAGCAGAGTAAAGGCCGGTACTACCTTAGATAATGGTCATATAATTGGCACGCCGGACGGCATTGCTGAATCTAAGGAATGGGGCTTTGAAATAAAATGCCCGTACAATTCCGGGAACCATTTGAAAAATTTGGGTATGCAGAACGCTGCCGACCTACTGGATTTGAGAACGGAGTATTACTGGCAGTGCGTTAGCTATATGTGGCTTACCGGACTTAATAAATGGAAGTTCTGTTCGTATGATCCCAGGTTTCAGAAACCTGAGCAAAAAATGTTGATACTGAATATTGAACTTTTCCCCGCTCACCTGGAGTTACTCAAGAATAGGGTGACTGAAGCAAAATTAATGTTTGATAATATAATCTCAAAACTTGCTTAAGATGCGAAACCTCTTCATCGCCCTAACAATCGCTGCTATTGTCAGCCAGACAGTTCATACATATTTCGTGTTTAACTCCTTCAGCCGCCTGAAAGGGTGGCTGAAACTCTTTCAGTCGATAGTTTTTTGTAGCCTCATATCAGTTGCAATTTTTGCCTTCGTGATAATCAAAAACCCGGCACTTGCGCTCTTGGGGGCATTTGTCGAAATAGTGATAAACATGTATTATTACTCAATGGACTTCTTTGAAAACGGAATCAGGGCAAGGATACACCGCCGGGAGTCTATTCGTATTTTTTGGCGGAAAAATTGGGTGGCCGTCTTCTTCGGCCTCATGATCCCTATGCTTATTTACGTTTTTGCACTTCAACTTTTAAAATTTTAAAACATGACCCCCCGCAGCGACTTCACCGGCCCCCGGATAATCCTTGCAGCTTGTTTAATAACAGCTGCGGGACTTATCTTTGCATTCAAAATTACCTGTATTATCCTTCTTGCCATTGCTCTGATTTTAGCGGTATTGGTTTTAACTCATTAAAATCATGCTAAAACTAACCATTGAAGATTATTATATACCGCCTGAAAAGGAAGAGAAACCGAAAACCCCTGCATTTCAAGTCCGGGAAATATCTTACAAAAATGACAAACAAAAGCTCTGGTTTCTGAATGATGAGAAAAAAACTTTAGAATACTTGCAGAGAAATTCTGAGCCGGATGAATGGCTTGAAATGCAAAAAAGAATTGATGACCTGGAATTTCAGATATTCAGTATTTTTGCTTGGAAAAAGAAAAGTTTTACAGACAGAAAATTTTCTAAGTCGGCAAAAGAGTTGTAACTTACATTTTCAAACCCGGTCAATATGAGTAAAAAAACGCAGGAACACTTAATCAGTGTGTTCGAAAACGCTGTCGAATCAAATCAAATTCAAATTACTATTAATGACTATTTCGCAGGGATTGCGGAGGGTAAATGGCAGGATGAAGTCCTTCAGTACCGGGCGTCCCCCTCTCCTGAAAAAAAGAAAAAGATACAAGCCGTCACGGCTTCTGGCCTTTTTTCAGGGCGTAAAGATGCTGACCTTACAGAACATTCTGGATTATTAGTTATCGACATTGACGATAAAGACCAGAACCTTTCTATTTCAGAAATCCGGGAGCGGTTAAAAGAAATCCCGGAAGTTTTCGCTATCCACAGCAGTTTAGGAGGTCTTGGACTTGCTGTCTATTTCAGAATTTCTAAGGCGAAGCATTTCGAGAGTTTTGAGGCAATTACAAAAATGCTGGTCAATGATTACGGAGTAGTACCTGATATGAGCTGTGGAAATATCGGGAGGCTTAGATTCGTGAGTTATGACCCCGAATGCCATTTGAATTACGGGGCCTCAGTCTGGTCTTACCTGGAGCCGAAGGAAAAGCGGGTATCTACCGGGGAGCAGGAGCACTCGCATATCATTTTCAGCGATAACGACATAACCTATATCCTGTCACAGATTAAAGAACGCCAGCTCAACATTGCACCGGACTATTACAGCTGGTTAAGGATCGGTTTTGGCCTTGCAGACAAGTTAGGTGACGGGGGGCGTGAAGCATTCCTGCTGATTTCAAGTTACTACTCAGGCAAACAAAAGACAGATCCGAACAAGCAATATGACCGATGCCTGAAAGCCGGAAAATCAGGGGTAAGTATAAAGAGCTTTTTTTATTACGCAAAACTTGCGGGTTGTAACCTGACAAGTGAGCGAACGAAAAAAATAACCACAATAGGCAAACTAAGGCGCAAACAGGAGGCTTCCGGCGGTTCAGGTGCTCCGATCTCAGGGAGGAAAGATGCCGTCCAGTACTTACTGGAATTTGAAGGGATTTCCGGTTCTGATGTAGATAGCGTTCTGGAACAGGTTTGGGCCGCTCCTCTCAAAGAGATGGTATCGGAGGAGGGGGTACTGTATGAGATTGAAATGTTTCTGAAGTCAAATTACAAGTTTCGACTTAATGAGATTACCAGCATTGTTGAGGTGGATAGCGAGCCTATGAATGACTACATCTTTAATTCCATTTATTTGAAGTGTTCGAGAATAATAGAGAAGTCAACTAAAGATAAAATTTTCGATCTCATTCACAGCGATTTCACCCCGAAATACAACCCGATAACCGAATGGTTTGAAAAAAATAAACACATAAGAACAACCGGGAATGTTAAGCGGCTCGCTGAATGCATCCAGTCTGATTTAAAACTTAAAGATGCTGATTTCGTAAGCTATTATTTAGAGAAGTGGCTGTTATCACTTATTGCCAGCGCACACGGGACGTTTTCCATTATCTGCTTGGTCTTGACCGGGCAAGTTCAGGGAACGGGAAAAACGAATTTTTTCAGGGAGTTGTTTCCTGAGCCGTTGCGCTGGCTTTTTGCTACTAATAAACTCGACGGTAAGGAAGCGGATATTGGGCAACTCATGTGCAGTAAGTGGTTAATCCTGGATGACGAGTTTGGGGGCAAAAGTAAGCAGGATGAGAAACGTTTTAAGGAGTTGATAGGGAAAGACGTGTTTTCAATCCGTAAGCCTTACGGGCGTTATTTTGAGGACATGAAACGTCTGGCAGTGCTTTGCGGGACTACAAATGAGGAGCAGATCATCAATGACCTTACAGGCAATCGGCGAATAATTCCTATTCAGGTTAATTATGTGGATGAGGCGAAGTTTGCTGAAATTGACAAGACGGAGCTGTTTATTGAGCTTTACTGGAAATTCCGGGAGTCCCCTAAAAGTTTCTTTCTGCTTAAAGCCGACATTGAAAGGCTTAATGAGGTCTGTTACGGAGCTAATCAGGTAGCTCCTGAAATGGAACTGCCGCTTAAGTTTTTCGAGAAGTCGAGCAGTTACGCACCGGGAGCAACTTTTGTTTCAGCTTCTGAGATTAGGAGCGTGATCGAGCAGAGGACGGGAATCCGACTTTCACAGCAGAAGTTAAGCATAAGCCTTAAGAATTTAGGCTTCGAACCGGACAGGCGAATTTATGACGGGAACCAACTCCGGGGTTTTTGGGTATTGGATAAGATGCGATCAGGGGAGCAACCTGGGGATTCAGTCGTCGAAAAGCTGCCTTTTTAGCCAACCGTGACGACTCATTCCAACCTTAACAAAAAAAGTCGGCTACGTGAAACGTAATAATAATAAACCTTCCAGCCCTTTAGCCAACTATGACAACCTTTTTTATATAAAAGATATATATAATATATAGTATAGGGGGATGGTGGTATAATGGGAAGCAGAGGGGAATATCCCAGGAAGGTCTTGAAATTGTGTTTTTGTTGTCTAAGTTGGCAAATTATTTGAAATTCAATACGTTACAGCGTTTTAAGGTTGGCTAAAATTTGTAACTATCTATAAATAAAGTTGTTAAGGTTGGCTAAATAAATTTTGATATGAAAAAACTGAAAGTGTTAATAGCCTGTGAAGAATCACAAGCAGTTTGTATTGAGTTTCGTAAACTTGGGCATGAAGCGTTTAGTTGCGATATTTTACCGTGTTCAGGCGGGCATCCTGAATGGCATTTACAGCAGGATATTTTTGAAGTTATTAACCATTGGCAGTATATCCCGGTAAAGGTTACGCCGTGTTTTACGAGAATATTTAATGTTTATTAACATGGAAAAGCAAAACGAAATATTGAAGTATCTGCAAACAGTTGAATCAGCTAACATTGAACAGATTTACCATAATTGCAGTTGTAACTACGAAAGAAATGAGTCAAAATGGATGGGTGAGATTCTTTCCAGAATGGTAAAAGACGGAAGGATCAGAAGGATTAAACCGGGAGTGTTCTGTTTTGTCAGTTGGAACCGGAAGGGCAAAGAAAAGCCTGTTAATAATGAACCGAAATTGTTTTAAAATGTCTATTCAGTTACGCCCATACCAGCACCAGCTAATTTCCGACATCCGCAAAGAGATGCAGAAGGGGCATAACCACATAGTTACCCAAGCTCCGACTGGCAGCGGGAAAACCATCGTCTTCAGCTTCATGGTCAAATCCGCTGCCGACAAAGGCAAACGCTGCCTTATTCTTACCCACCGTACAGAAATCTTGGAGCAGACGGGGGGAACTTTTGACCGCCTGAACATCCAGTTTGAAAACATTACAGCCTCAACCCGTGCCATCCCCCGGAGTAAAATTTTAGTAGCAATGATCGAAACGATCAAACGACGGGCCTTAAAACGTCTTGACTTTCAGATGTTACTTCGCAGCGTGGATCTGCTGATACTGGATGAAGTGCATCTTGGGAATTTTTTCGAGGTCTTCCAGTACTTCACTCCTTCCTGCTATGTCATTGGATTTACAGCAACTCCGGTCTCAACTGCAAAAAGACCGCTTTCTCAAAACTTCACTTCTCTGGTCACCGGCCCCAGCATCGTATCGCTTATAGCTGAAAACTACTTGAGCAAGCCCCGTTATTTCGGGGTCAGCGTAGATTTGAGTAAGATCAAAATGAAAGCAGGGGAGTTTGACGAGCGGGATCAGGAGAGGCTATATTCTGAAACGAAAGTTTTTGAAGGACTCCGGCATAATCTCGACAAACACGCCTCCGGTTTAAAAACGATGATCTTCTGCCCGTCTGTTGCCAGCTCTGAAAAAGTAGCCTCTGAGTTGGGTTGCGCTCATGTGGACGGGTCGATGTCTGCTGGAACCAGGGACGCAATCTTAACAACCTTCGAAACAACTCCCGGAGCGGTACTGACAAATTGCGGAATAACTACAACCGGTTACGACTGTCCCGGTATCGAGTGCATCGTTCTTTACCGGGCAACAACCTCGCTTCCGCTGTACCTGCAAATGATAGGCCGGGGGTCGAGGGTTGCACCGGGTAAGAGTACTTTCGTTATTTTAGACTTCGGGATGAACGTCCAGAGGTTCGGCTTTTGGCACATAGACAGGGTTTGGAGTCTTGAGCCTCCGAAAAAAGCAAAGAAGGGAAAGGATGTTTTCCCTGTTAAGTTCTGCCCGCAGTGCGGGGCGGTAGTTAGCGTGAATGCAAAGACCTGTCCTGAATGTGGCTATATTTGGGCAGTGACTGAAAAAGAACGAGTGTTTGCGGAGCTTTCGGAATTGAGCTTTAGTCAGGTTCAGAAGCGAATGTCAGAGGCTGAAAGCGTTCAGGAAATGGAAGATATACGGGTGGGGAAGGGGTACAAGGTGGGGTACTTGCTTCATAAGTTCAAGAGTGAAGAGCAGTTTTACGAATATGAGAAGCTTCGGTCTTATAAAAACGGCTGGGCTCGGATACAAATTAAAAATTATTTGAAAAATGGGTGAAATAAAAACTTTCGGAAGCGTAACGCTTATACATGGCGACTGTATGGAGTTTATGGAGGGGCTGGGGGATAAGGCTTTTGGGTTGGCTGTTTGTGATGTGAATTACGGAATTGGGGTTAATAAAATGGCATTAGGAAATGGTAAAAATAAAATATACAGAGGTAAAAATGATTGGGATAAAGAATCTCCGAAAAAGGAATATTTCGATAAACTGTTAAATATTTCTGAAAATCAAATATTGTGGGGAGCAAATCATTTTATCAGTAAAATTCCTTTTGACTCAAGTTGTTGGATTTTTTGGGACAAAGGAACTGGTAATAATGACTATGCAGACGGGGAGCTTGCTTGGACCTCCTTTAATAGCACAGTAAAAAAATTTTATAAATCATGGGTGGGTGCAAATGCTAAGGATACACATACCCGCATCCATCCTACCCAAAAACCCGTCGCCCTCTATGAATGGCTCCTAAAAAACTACGCAAAGCCAAACGACATCATACTCGACACCCACGCAGGGAGTTTCTCTTCAGCAGTCGCCTGCCTAAAGATGGGTTTCACTTATACCGGAATTGAGATCGACGCTGATTATTTTAAAGCAGGATGCGAACGGGTGGAGGCAGTATATGAGGCGATGACTTTAGGTTATGCCAAAACAAAACTAAATAAAATTTCACCAACACTATTCTAAAATGAAAACCTCAGAATTAAGATTACAACAAGATTGCTGGTTATGGCTCTGGAACCGACACCCAGAACTCAGGGGCTTATTCTTCAGGATTAAAAACGAGGGGACTAACCGGATAACAGGAGCAAGGGACAAGGCGAGCGGGGTCATTCCAGGCGTTGCCGATTCCTGCCTGTTGGTTCCGGGTGGCAAGGCCGTGTTTATAGAATTCAAAACGGAATCCGGTAAGCAAAGCCCGGTGCAATCCGACTGGCAAGCGAAAGTCCAGGGGGCGTGGTTCAGGTACGAGGTTGTCAGAAGTCTGGATGAGTTTCAAACCTTAATCGCAAACTTACTGACATGAGCAACACCCGCTTAATAATAAAAACAGCAGAAGTTACCCCGGAGGGCATTCTGATCAGGAGTATGGAAGTTATAGATTCCATCTCAGGCGAAACACTTAAAATTTCAAAGCTGTCCCCTGAACTCTGCGAATTCCTGAAATGTGTGGAAATAGACTTAGATGTTTATTTCGAAATCCAGAAAATGCGGGAGAAAAATCCGGCGTTTACAAAGCTCGTGCAAAATTTCAGACTGTTTATTTGACCAACGTACTGAAACCTTTGACTAAAAATTTGCATAGAGGGTATTTCGGTCGTATCTTTACTTCATCAAACAGAAACATTCACTTAAAAATTAGCAAAATGAAAACGACCACATCGGAAAAAATTAGTATTGATAAAGATTTTATCGAAACTTTCAAACAGGCTATCCACAACACTGAGATAAGGAGCCATATATCGAATAATTCGATTTCGATTGATGAAAATGGAGAGGTTTCTATTTCAGATACTCAATCAGCATTTTTATTAACCCTTGGGATGGAATACCAGAAAATAATAAATGATGACGACAGTAGGACCCTTGCGGAGTTTATGAATTCAGATTTTTAACCCCTGCTAAGTTCTGCTAATCTTAGCAGACGGTAGCCCCGGACTTTCGATGAGAGAGCCGGGGTTTTCGGGTGGAAAAACATAATAAAAATGAAACACTTCCACGTCACCTTCCGGCATATCTCTGTCCTGCGCTATCATTACGTGATAATCCAGGCATTTGAATTAAATAAGGCTACTAAGATAGCCAATGCTATATTTAAGCATGTGGACATGATAACCTATCACGAAAAGTTTAATGTAGGCAAACTGAATCACTTTATGACTATTAACGCAGAAAATTATCTGAAATGACACGTAAAGAAATTCAGGACGGAATCGAAAAGCGAAGACCTGAAATAATCAGGCAAGCTAAATTAGTAGGGATTAAAACTCCTGAGTGGTGGAATGATCTCTATACTGATTGCACCGGACAATGTTACTCAGATGCAGATAACGGACTTTAATAATTAAACAATTTTAACCAATGATTAAAATTCAAATCAAATCAATTTACGGAAGTGCGCTTTTTGAATATGAAAAAGAAAACAACACTTTAAAAGGAACTGTTATTGAGGCTGTAAAAAATGGCGCATACCTCACAGGCGCAGACGGTGAAAAAATAGTTATTAAAAAAGCAGTTGTTTTCACCGGACTATATAAATATTTAGTAATTCCTATCATTTCAGAAGATAATTCAGAACTGGTTAAAATGGGATGTTACACACGAACAGTAGAAGCCTGGGAAAAAGATTTCTGGAATAACCTAAATGAATTTTTAGATCACGATTCAGAAGAGTCTAAACTCCGTGTTTTCGCATTTGAGACCGCTAAAATTTGGTTAAAACTAAATAGATGAACAAACAGAAACTTATAGAAAAATACGGGTTACTTTTTCATGCAGAAATTGAACAAGACCTCGACCTGGTAATTCAGGATGAGATTGAGAAAAAGTGTAATAAAATAACTGATGAGGAAATTGAAGCATTTTCACAATATTCCGACCCTGTTTCCAAGGCCCAATTATGGCAAAATATAGGATTTATTAAAGGGGCTAAGTTTTTTAAAGCTAAACTATTACAGAAAATAACTGAATCATGAAAACAACAAAAGAACAAATACAAAAAGCAAGTGAATTATTTGAAGATAAATCATTCAAAGCCTATACGTATAGTGGAAGTGAAATACAAGTTATTTCAGAAGAACACTTAAATGAAATTATTACTTTACTTCTTTTAGAACTCCCCTCGCCCGAACCAGTGGATTTGAAACCAACATGGAATTACGTTAAAGAGAAATATCTGGAATTTCATAAAATGGAATCATTCACTGAAAACATGGCTATTGATATTGATTTCGGATATTGGCTTATCGACCAATACCTCACCGAACAAAAGAAAGGAGATAAGAAATGAAAACTAATTATTTATTTGATGATGAAGATAAAAAGCAACGAGGTATAGGTGTTGATAGACTTGGCGATAAAAATGATGGGCTAAAATTGAAATGGAAATCCAATCATCACCAAACAGGGTTTACTAAAATTGGTAAATATAAACTTGAAACAATTTTTTGGCATGACAGTTATGAAGCAAGAGTTAGTTATAGAGACGAGATAATGGAGTCTATTTCGGATATTTATAAAAGTAGAATAGAAGCTCAAATAGGGGCTGAAAAACTATTAGTTAAAATTTTAAAAAATGGGCAAAAAATATTAGAAAATTTTATCTCCCAGCGAGAAGTGAAATCTGATCCAAGATTTAAATTGCCTACCGACAAACAACTTATAGAAATAGCATTATTGTTTAATAATGGCAAAATTCAGCCAAAGAGACTTGCCGATATGGTCGCAATGGCTGAGTTAATAATTGACAGACTGTATGAAAATGGAGATGTTTTGGTTAGATGCAGTAAGGAATCTCTTAACTATGATGGGGAAGAAGAATGTGAGATTTGTAAAAAAATAACAATACTTAAAAGCGATAATCTTTGTGAGCAATGTTGGAATCAATTACCACCTCAACAACCAAGTTCCTACGAAGGTAAAACAGTGTTACGACCTGACAGCCAGTGGAAGTTATTAAATGAATTTGAAAATAAATGGAAATTAAAAAGGGATATTGTTACAGAGTTATTGTCAAAAAGTATTGATAAAACAGAAGATTTAAAACTTTTAGCTGTCCGTAGATTTATAAATGACGTATTGTCTGATGTTGAAATTTTATTAAATATAAATTTAAATAAATAAAACCATGATAAAAAAGTTCGAGTATAAAGTAGTAGGAGATATTATAATTCCGATGACACTTTCTGTATTAAATGAATACGGAGATGAAGGATGGGAATTGGTTTACTTAAAACCTTATAAGGAAAATCAACTTGAAGCAATATTTAAACGAATAAAGGAAGATTTACCAGTTAATGATCCAAAGCCCAGCGATGAGGATATTGAGAATGCTTCATGTGAATATACAGAGCAATTGAATGGGGACGGAATAGATACTGCTGTATTAGTATTGTCTGCCTACCAAGCCGGCGCAAAAGCTGTTAGGGATGGGAAAATTAATATTGAAAATAAATAAAGCTATGAAAACAAATACATTAAAAAATTACAAGGAAGCTATTGAACTTATTCAATATTTTACAAATAGGGTTGAAAATGGTACTATTAGAAGTAGAACTACATACGGAAAGTATAAAGATTTTCTTAATAGAATTAAGCAACTTGAAGAATCACAACCCGAACCAGCCAAACTGCCAAGTGCTGAAATAGGCAAGATTCAGGATACGCCGGAATGGAAGGAACTGCTAAAGCCGGAAGATGTGTTATATAGTTATAATTGGGTATTCCCTGTTACTATGAAAGATGATATTATTAATGCCATGCACGAATACGCCAAACTCTACCACGAAGCCAACAGCAGGGAGATTGATTGGGAGAAGATTAAACCTGACTTTATTGCATTATGTGATAATGGGAATATGACTTATGGACAATTATTTGACTGGTTCAAATCCGAAATCGAAAAACAAACTAAATCATAAAGCTATGATAACATTATTAATTATCGGACTTATCCTGCTTATTATTGGAATGTTCTATATGTTTCGATATAAAGAACTTGAAAGCTTTATAAGAGCTTATTTTATTATGGTCGCCATTCTTTTATTGTTATTGGCTATGCAAATGAAATCCGAAAAAGAAACCTCAATCTCTTATCTCAAGGGCAATCCTGTGTATAAAATCCAGCAGGTAGTTGAAAATGGTGAGGTAATTGATACTATTTACGTTAAAATAAAATAACCAGAACCAAACTAAATCATAAGCCATGAAAGCAAAACCGATATTATTCACAACATTGTGTAAATTGTAATTATACAATAATGGAAAGTGACTGGAATACTATTTCTGAACTTATTGATAAACCTTAAAATAAATAACAATGAAAACAATAACAGCAAATGACATACCGGCTAAGTTCCGGTTTATTCTCGACATGTACAAAGCTACTGACAGGTGGGTGAGGAATAGGAATAATCGAATTCCATCTTATGAGTTTTTCAAATTGATTGCAATAAAACAATTCGATGTATTTATTGATAACTCTTTTTTATGGCCTAATAATGAGATAGGATTATGGATAGCTATTCGAAAGCAAAACGAACCCGAAATCCTCCGCCTCACAGCTGAACTTGAAGGGAAAGAGAAAACAGAGCAAGCCTCCGACATGGACAGGTTCATTGAGCTGTACAAGAGCTTCGGGATTGAGATTGAGAGACCGCCCTTGCAAATAAATAAAGAATATTACATAAGCCTTCATGATGACATAGATGAAAGGTTTGAAGCATATAGCGGTGTAAGATTCAACTCCTCCGGTAAATTCATTTCCCAGGGATTTTATGAGTAAAAACAAACCACCATGCACCACTACTCACGTCATAACACCCGTAACCTCATGCCTCATCTGATCATTTTCCTTGCCCTCTTGACATTGTTAATTTTTCTATTTATCTTTGGGCTTTCTAAACTCTACGTCATGGTATTTGAACCCGGACATAAGTACTCAGAGGTTTACAACCTCGAAAATGCACTCCCACGTTTTGAGGATGCTTTGAAATTTGCGACCGAAAATGAAGACTGCTTATGCCTTCAAGACGCTAAATATAAGACCGCTATTCCATCCCGTACATTTGACCATCTTGTTGATACTCACGATATTCTGCGTTCAATAAAACAAGACATTATGGAACAGATAGTTAGAAGGGTCAACCGGCTTGCCATGAAAGACCAGGCCCCGGCAGCTCCTGCCATATGGCGAATGAAACAACTCGGAGAGAAAGATCAGCAGTTCATTGACCAGAGCCTTAGGCTCAGTGATTCCCGCAAGACATTAAATGATTTATTCCCTTCCGATGAGGAGATTGATAAATCCTAATTTTCGTGAGATAGTCAAAGCTTATAACCAGGGGGCCGCTGGTGTAGTTCTCGAAGGTTCCAGCCGATCAGGCAAAACATGGAGCATCATTGACAGCCTCCCTTATTTCAGTGCAAGGAAGTTTAAGAATGAAAAAATAGTTATTACCAGGGACACTTACACATCTTTCAAAACTACTCTATACGACGACTTCAACAGGCGACTTCCTGATTTCGGGATAAGATCGCCTTTTTTAGATACAAAGAACGTTACTGAGTTTCAGATTTTAGACAACAAAATTCATTTAATCGGATCAGATGATCATGACCGGCTCGAAGGGGCAGGGAGTTGGCTGTTCTGGATGAATGAGGTCCTGGACCAGCCTAACATGGCTTTCGATCAGCTCGAACAGCGTTGCAGAAAATTTTTTATTTTGGATTATAACCCGAAACGCACTGAACACTGGGTGTATGAAAAAGTATGCAAGCGGTCGGACGTGGTGTTCTTTCACTCAACTTTTTTGGATAACCCTTATATTTCTGTTAACGAGCGCAATAAGATTTTAAGCTATGAGCCAACGCCGACCAACATTGCCCAGGGAACAGCAGATGATTTCAGGTGGAAAGTGTACGGACTTGGAGTTAGGACAGCTCATGAGGGGGTTATCATTAAGAACTGGAAGATTTACAAGGAATTACCGGAATGTGATTTGTATAAATTATGGGTTATTGACTGGGGTGGTAATGATCCTACGACCCTAACTGAAATGCATATTGACGGGGATTTAAACCGGCTTTACCTGAAGGAACATATTTATCAGCCAAATATTTTAAACTCAAAACTCATTGATTATATTTTAAAAGTAAACCCTGAGAATTCTTTTGTTATCTGCGATTCGGCTCGGAGGGATAAGAAATTTGAGTTAGAGATGGCAGGTATTTCCGTTTTAGGATCGACTAAGGGCGAGGGTTCGAAAATAGATGGTCTTGAAAGGTTGATGGAGTTTGAAATATTTCTGCATGAAGACTCAAAGAATGCTATCAACGAATTTTCGAACCATAAATGGGCAGTCGATAAATCAACAGGTAAGTCACTCAATGAACCGGAAGACAAAGACGACCATATTTTTGACCCCGTGACTTACGGGTTGAGATTTTACCGCCGAAGCATCCGACCGTTATAATAAAAAAAAAATAAAAAAAAGGGCAGGCCAGCCCGAAAACCTAAAGAAAATGATACCTATAAAAATTGCTGAAAAAAGCTACAAAATCAAATCCATTTCAGAACTCAACACAGCGGAGTTTCTTGAACTGTCAAAAATCGAAGGCCTTACAACAGTTAAGTATATCGCCTGGCAAACCGGAGCGGATCTAAACTCAGCATTTTTCGCAGTCACCTCCTCAGTAGTTGAAGCCGCTATCGGAACCATTCCTGACATAACCAAACTGCCCCGGCCTAAAAATTTTGACTACACGAAACTTATTGATACCGTCGGTCAACGCCACCAGGTGGAAAATTCCGGGAAGACGGGTTATGAGTTACTTGTGTTTTGCCTGGCTGTTGCTCAGGCACGAAGTAATAATAGCGATCAGGTTGCTGTTTTGGAGGCATCGTACTTGGAACAGCCTTTCGAGTTGGTTTTGCCTGCCGGTTTTTTTTTCTTTCAGAACTACAAGGCTGGCAAAAAAAGCGGGCAACGTTATTTAAGTTGGCTTCCGGGTTTGATAAAGATGGAGAACTTAAGAAAGCTGCGGGCGTGGAAAGGCTCAACACGTACTCAAATTACTTAGAAATTCAAACCCTGAGTAGTCTATTGAGTGCGGATTATGAAAAGATTCTTGAGAGTGATGATAGTTTTTGCACAAAAATTTTGCTTTCTAATTTAGAAAAATCTAATTTTGAGCAAAAGTTCATGGAGCTTAAGGCAAAACAAGGGCGAAAGAAATGAGTTTGATAACCGACATCAGCACGATTGTTAACGAGTTATACCCGGATGCCACTTTCACCCTATCTTCCAAATTTTCGGCCAACGTGCAGGCGTTTCTTGCCGGGGTCACGGATTTCCCTCTTATCATTCTCGACAATGAACTCCCCAGGGAGGGTAGCATTCAGAAAAATAATAACGTACTTAAGGATTCCCGGATTTTGATTTCCTTTTTGAGTCTGGATTCAGTAGAGAACACCGACTCACAGTCTGAGGACATCCGGGTAAGCATGGAAGTGTATGCTGACAGGGTGGCAGCAAGGCTTTATCAAGAGCTTCCTATCCGATTAACAGGCAATAATCAAAAATATAAAGTAACGCCAATGTTTCACGTGTTCACTTCCAACTTGACGGGGGTGGCTCTTGAGATGTCGGTTAATTATAACGAAGTCGTAACATTTTAAAACATGGCACAAACATTTTTAACGGCTGCGATGGGTGCAGCGGCGAATGACGGATCAGGAAGTAAAATAAGAGTTGGAGGCCTTGCGATAGTTGCCGACCTGACGGAGCTATTCACCAGGGTAGCTGATTTAGAAGCCTCGATAGTCACCCCTGCGAGTTTACTTAGAGCTGCAAAAGATGTAGCTGCAACGGGAGCACCGTACCAGGTTATTTTATACAGCTCTGAATTTACAGCCGATGCAGCTCTTGTGATAATTGATAATGAAGGGTTAGGAATCGAGATAGCGGCTCAGGATGCAAACGGGTTCACTATTAATGTAGGTAGTGCCGGGAATTTTAGTTATGTGGCACTAATAGAAGTTTAAACAAATATTCAAGATATGAGAAAAATTCTGATTTTAGCAGTTATAGCCGGGATGGGGTTAAGTCTTCAGGCTCAGTTCATTTACAAGTCTTCAAAGTCCACAGCTAAGATGGATACCCTTCAAGTTAAGGGTACGAGGGTGGACATTACCAACTCATCCCGTGACGCTATGGCTTGGATGAGAGTTTCCGGGGATTCGCTTTATTTGGGTGATGGGACGGGGGAAAGAAATTTAAGCAGGTATAATCCTGTTTTTACCGGGTACGGAATTATTTCATCAAGCGGATCAGTTATTCCAGCTTGGCAATTACATGATTTAGATGTAACAGTACCAGATTATTCATCCGTGTTCAGTGCGCAAATCACGACTAATACGATAGGGTTAATTTCCGGCAATAGTTCAACATCTGGTGGTCTTAATTTAACTGGTTTTTCAAAAAATTCCCCGATAATAAGTGCATTAAGCCTTACCGGCTATTCAGGGACAACAATGGGAAGTAATGCAGCTATCGCGTTAATTGGGTATAAGAGTGATGGAGGCACTAATAGAGCTGATTTATCATATACAGAGAAATTAATTAGATTTAGAAACGGAGCTACGGAGGTTAGCACTATTACAGGCGGAGGGAAATTTTTTATTAAACGAGCTGAGATCAACTCTTCAGATTCCGTTGCGCTGGTTGTCAACTCAAGCTATGCTGGGACATCGGTGGGTCGCTATGGTATATATACTAAAACTTACGGACAGGCAGCACACGCATCATATAACATAACTTACAATAAAGATGCTTACGGAACTTTCAACCTGACAGCAGATACAGGGGCTTACGGAAGTTATAACTCTACATCCGGGATAAATGCTTCAGCTTGTGTAAATGTAACATCCGGGGCTGATGCACCTGGAACACATTCGCAGACTTCGGGATTACGGTCAATTCCTTATTATGGAGTGTCTTCAAATTGCGATACGCTTATGTTGCTTATAAAGACAACTGAAAAATTCAAAGTCACCGGCACTGGGAATGTTGTTGCAGCAGGACAGTTAAAAACCCTTCACGTCACAGCAGCCTTAACCGATGCGACGCCTACGGCAACAGAATTAAATTCTGCAAGCGGATTGACAGCAAGCACGGCGGGTGCAGGTTATCAGTTCTTTATCAAAGATACTAACGGGACGGCCCTTGTGTACCGGGTTTATTCAGATGGGACTGATTGGTGGTATCACGTGTTTACTAAAGCATTATAAAATGTACCAAGCCGGAGTTAAACGGATCACTCTATATGAGAACAAGGACATAACATTTCGATTTTATGACCCGCTAAACTCGTCGGCAATAACTGACCTTACCAGTCCAGGGTCTCAGGTGTTAATCGAAAACTTACAAAGACCTGAGTATGAGACAACTTTAAAGATAGGCAAGTCGGGAAAGTTAACTCAGGAACACAGCCTTTCTTTCCTGCTGCTTGAACTTAGCCTCATAAATCTCGACATTCTAAACCAACTTAAAACAAGCATGTACGGGTGGTGCTTTTTAGTCGAGTTCTATGACGGTTCATTTAGGTTTTACAACACCCCTGTATTTTGTAAGGAGTCGGATGTTAAGCCTCACAAGGATATGGCTTACTCTATTAAAATGCAGACAGCCGCTCCGACAGTGAAAAGGTATTATGATTACGACCCGACTATCGACGTGGTTCCTGTATATAGGTGGGATACTGAACTTATAAGCTGGGATACTGAAATCTATTCATTCGACTATGAGCTATGAGTTATGAGAAACTAACAGCGAGGCATTTAAACCTGCTTAAGGCAAGGATTAGCGACACCCTCGCAGCTAAAGGCATTGACAATACCGGGGGAGCTTCAGCAAGTCTTGAGGTGAAAGGCAATAAGCTGATGGGCAATGACTACCTGTATTACTTAGATCAGGGTTCTAAACCGTGGACGCATCCGCAAGATTATAAGAGTTTAGGTTTTATTTTAGATAAATCAGGATGGGCTAAAAATAGGGGCGTCAATCCTTATGCCGCTGCTTATGGAATTGCAAATAAGGGTTCACGTATTTTCCGTGACAAAAGCAAAGGCATTCAACTTGACTCCTTAGTTGATGAGATGCTGGAAAATCTAATAAAAGAGCTACCTGATGAAGTAGCAGCGGAGGTTTTGAAATGGGAGTAATTTAATATATCTTTAAATTTAACTAACTTAAAAAAAAATGAAAGAACAATTTGAATGTAAAAATTGCAAAGAATTAGAAAAATTAAGATCTGTTTATATCAAAAAGATTCAAGAATTTATTAATAAAATAGATGACTTGAAAAAAAATGCTGTCATAGATTATATTGACAGAGATAAAGGGTTCACGAAAGATAATGTTAGAATAGTATTTAAATAATGGCTTTAACACTTACAACCAATCCAGTCGGTTCAGGAACCTCGAAATTTTTCGCAGGGTTCCAGAAGTGCGAGGTTGTTTTCAAGCGTGAAGACCTGGCAGTAGCTACGGTTGTGGCAGGAGTTGGTGACAAAGCAAAGATTACTCACGCCGGAGACTTATCCGGGGTCGTCCTACCAGGTGACGTTATTTATCTCTATTCTCCCGCAACTAATATGACCTATGACGGTTTGTTCAAAGTGCTGACAGTAGCAGCCGGTGAGATAACAGTTGACACTCCGTATATCGAAAGCGGAGGAGTGGGGTATTTAAATTACAAAAAAAATTATTATGTTGAGCTTCAATGTGTGAACCCGACAATTCCTGAACTTAACATCCTTCCCTTCTCCCTCGAATCCGACGGCGATTCAGCAGGTAACATTATTATAGACGTGAGCATCTGCAATGAACTCAACAGCCAACGGGGTGTAATTGTTGAAAGTCACGTGTCGGAAAGCACTACCGAGTTTGAAATCCAATACAGGGAGGTTTATTCAGGAAGTTCAAACGCCTTTACTCTTGTTGATGGCAAGCTTTTCATTATGCTGTATGCTATCGACGCACCTTCAGAAAGTACGGTGTTGAATCAATTCGACATCCCTAAACTCTATTTGAGTTACCCAGGTGCAATTTGCGCCGCTATCAAAGCAGGCGCACCTGGAAGTGAGTCAGAGCTCGCGTATAATGAACTGAATAACAACAGGGAGGTTATCACGGATAGCACGCTGGGAATTATCGAAACAGATGTAAACGGGTACTTTATTTGGCAGTGGCCGTCGGCTGCAAGTGTAGCAGATTCGACGGTTTATATTGATTTTTCTTTATATATAAATGCAGTTTATGACTTTGCAACCCCGGATTTTGCAACCCCGGACTTCTTAATATCTTAAACAAATGAGCAACAGGACAACAGTAAAGACAAACATAGTAGCGCAGAACGTTCCGACGGTCAGTAATGCTGACTTAACAGCGATGTTAAACACCGAACTTGCGGACAATCTCGTCTTTAGAGAAGATGTCGTCGGTACGCAGAGTAGCTCGGTAAGTGCTATCACTTGCGACTTCACGGGAAAGGACAGGATAAACCTTACCCGCACGGGGGGGTCATTGTTAATAACTTTAACAGGTCTTTCGGATGGTGAACATAAGTATTTATATGTCACGAAAACAGCAGGACAAACGATTACTTTCTCATCAGCAACAGATGTGACTCCTCTGACGAGTAATCTTACAGCCGCATCGACTATCCTTTTTGAAGTATGGAAAAAACAAATTGCTTATCCGTTTGTTCGTGCTATTTATAATACTATCACGGTTGCGTCTGAAGCAGAAGTGTTGGCAGCGGTTGAGAATGCAAAGATATTAACACCTGCTTCACTTGCGTTTAAAGCTGCGACGGATGCTGAGACGCTCACGGGAACGGATACTACTCACTTCATAACCCCGGCAAATCTTCAGGCGAAGGACGGGGGGTTGATAACAAAGATACTGACTTTTACCGGGTGGAATATGGATACGACTGACACGAAGGCGGTGGCTCATGGGCTGGCGGCAGGGTTATGGGATAACATTGCAGATGTAAAAGCGGTGATATTGAATAATTCAGGTAGTGCCTTATATTCTCTTGAGGGGGTAGGAATAGGCGGAGAGCTTGGCGGGATGATAATTATTGATTCAGTAAATGTTAGTTTATATCGGACAACAGGAGGTCGTTTTGATTCAGCTTCTTTCAATGCTGCGACAGGGATGATAGTTATAAGATATGCTTTATCATGAGCAAAATTTTCGAGTTAATCCGACCAAAAAGCATAACGGACTCCGCTTATGAAACTTACGAATACCTCATCCGTTGGATGGGTCGTGACGGCTCAGAATACCTGTATATGTTTTACGATGCCGAACTGGCTACCAGGGTAGATTCGGAACAGATCAACACGGAGGATTCTGCAAGGATTCAGAGCTTAGTGAGCAGGGTAGGACAAGGAATAACACTCACAGCAGACGATTTGAGCAAATCAGATTTGGTTATTGTCGGGCAGATTATGGAAAATCGTTACGTCACCCGGTTACTCAAGGCGGGCACGGTTGAAAGGTACGCTCCTGAACCTGGCGGATTCAAATACAGGTTAATGGACGGGAGGTACTCAGTAACTTTGAGTTTGGTTTTGACGGATATTAAAACATGGAAGTAAAAGTAAACGGACAGACAATAGAACTTGGTAACAGCCTCCCGGCTATAACCCGTAAAAATATTGACGTTAACAACCCGACTGCCAGATTTCTTGACATAACAAATAAGTTTCAGGTTCCTGCAACTTCTGAGAATATCCGGATACTGGAAAGCCCTGCAAGTGTAGGTAGCGACTCCCGGAGCCTGGATAAGTTGTTTGCCGTCACAGTTGAAGACGTGTTTAAATATTTTCAGGGCAATGGGTTTGTCGAGGGGTCCTCCCGCTCCGGCTTTTCCCTGCAAGTTCAAGATTCGAGTGCTGACTTGTTTAAGGCATTGGATGTGAAACTATCCGTTCTGAGCTGGGATGACAAAGACACGATCTTAACCACAGCCGCCATTGACGCACTCGATACCGCAGATATTACTACCTGTTGGATATGGAATAAAGTTTGTTTGCATGAAAACGCACTTAAAATAAATACAGATCAGACAACGGGGGATGCCCGATGCAAGTATTCACGCCCTTCTTTCTATGCCAACGGGTTACTAAGTAGGGCAGTAGTCGCTCAGGGTTACACTTACACTCCCTCCGCTCTTGACCTTGCGTTCTCCGGGTGGCATCAGCAGTTCTTCTTCACTTCATACCAGAAAACCTTCGCAGATACTTTTAACCCGGTTGGCACACTGGCAATAACGGGCCTTGACACGAATGACTTTGCACACGCTGACTTGACGGTTGTTTCAGGCAGCATCGGGATAGCTGCTGTAAAAACGAAATTCCGGCTCCGGGGGAGTGTAACAAGTGACGCTGCCGTGGTGCTGGCTATAACTGCAACCGATGATGTGACGGCAACCAACATTTCAGAAAGCCGCTTCCCCCTGGCTATTGGCACTCAGGATGTGGATTTTTCAACAGCGGAGTTTTACAGCGCAGCAGGGATGACCGTCACTTTAAGTTTGATAGGCACGGGGGAAGTGACTATTGACGCACTGCTCTATACCCTGATTTCAGATAAGGATGGAGACCTTTCAGGGAATCCGTTTCTCGGATACAAAATAAAAGCATTCGATAACCTGCCCTCAGAACTCACTTACTTAGATTTATTCAGGCTGTTTTGCGTTACCGGAAATCAGTTCCAGGTTATCGGGGCGTATGCGAAGACTTTCGAATTTGGAAACCTGGCAGGTCTTAACAAGATGAACGCTGTGGACTGGTCTGATAAATTCGTGCAAGGTTCAGAGCAGATCACAAGTTCTTTTCCCGGATTGGCAAAAAAGAACTGGCTAAAATACACGAATGATCTGACTGTTAATCCTGAGCTGGGATGGAGTTCATTCGCTACTGACAATGAAAGTCTGCAAGATGAAGGCGACTACCTTGTTTTAAAATTCGGAGCAAGTAACGACGTGACTTTCACCGCCGGGATTTGCGCTCATGTACCTGTTTATTCTGATACAACCCGCAAACCGGAGCAAGTTATTAACATCAGGTTGTTTGCCGTGTCCGGTTCCGCTCTTAAATTCGGGGGGTTAAGCTGGGGTGAATTGGCTTCGAGTTACTACGCTAACTGGTTTAACTGCCTGTATCGTGTGCGAGCGTTGAAATCAGAGTTCAATTTGAGTAAGCTGGACGTCTTGAGCTGGTCTGAGGATCAGTTGATATTTGTAGATTACTTTAAAACTTCATTCCTGGTACTTGAGATTTCAAACTTCATTCCTGGCAGGAAGACAAACGTAAAACTTTTGAGTTATGGCAGATAAGGTGGTCATAGTAGAAATCCAGTATGATGTTGACGCGGCGATTCAGAACGTTGTCAAGCTCAATGACGTTGTTGAGGTTCAGAAAACGAAACAGGTTGCACTGAAAGAGAACTTGAAAGCGGGGGTTATCAGTTGGGAGGAGTATAATAAGAAACTTACGGAAAGTCAGGTTATAACGGGGAAGGCGAATGCTGAAAGAAAAACTACTATTCAGTCAATGAGCGCAGAAAAGGGGAGCCTGAATGAACTTCGGGCTGCTGTGAAAACATTGACAGACGAAAGAAATAAACTTAATCTGAACACCGCCGAAGGGCGAAAGCGGGTTAATGAAATTAACAAAACACTCGATCAGCATAATGCAATTATCAAAGAAAATGTTGACGGACTGACAAAGCAAAAGATTGGCATCGGTGGTTATGGCGATGCTCTAAAGAATATTCCCGGCCCTATCGGTGGAGTGATTAACGGGATTGTAGGTATGACTAAGGCGTCATTAGCTTTCATTGCTACTCCTATCGGAATGGTTATCGCTGCAATCGGCTTGGCATTAGGTGCGTTAATGAAGTATTTCAAAGGTTCTGAGGAGGGTCAAAACCGACTGAATAAAGTAACCAACATCGCTAAAGGAATTTGGGAAGCCCTTATGAACGTGGTAGAGAAAGTTGGCGAGATAATATTCGATGTGGTTAGTAAACCACGTGAAAGCATCGAGAAGCTCGGTAACCTGATAAAAGAAAATCTGATTAATCGCTTTGAGGCTTTCGGAGTAATGGGGAAAGCGATAGTGAAAATATTAAAAGGTGACTTCAAAGAGGGGTTCAAAGAACTTGCCGAAGGGGGCGTTCAGGCCGTTACCGGGGTTACGGATAGTTTTGATAAGATGAAAAATGCTGTTGAAAGTGTGAATGGTGCATTGAAAGGGATAGTTGAGGACACTAAGAAAAATATTGCAATGTCGATAAAGTTATCGGACATTCAGGCTGCTATTGATAAGAGAGAGAGGGCAATGATTGTTGACCGTGAAAAAACCCGTGTTTCAGTAGCTGAAAAAATTCTGCAATCAAAAAGAAAGGATTTGAATTCAGAGGCTCAAAGATTAGTTTTACTTGAGGCAGCTAAAAAGGAAATCATTGATTTGGTTACACGTGAAGAAGCACTTGCAACAATGAGGCTTGAAGCCGCTAAATTGAATCTGAAAATTAACGGTGAAGAAAAAGAATTTTTAGATGCTGTGGCAGAGGCAGAGGCAAATCTGATTTCTAAGAAAGCCGAAGGACTGGAAGAAAGGCGAAGGATTGAAAGTCAAATATCTATTTTGAACCTGGAAGCTGTGGAGGAGGTTATCAACTTAGATGATATGATGTTCGATAATTTCGAGGATGGTATGAAAACTTCTGAAGAACAGGACATAAAAAGAGCTGAAGGAATTATTGAAAGAAATAAATTTCTACGTGATTTACGACAAGAAGATTTAGATCAAGCCCTGTCAGATATGCAGAGAATAATCGATGCGACGCAAGACATGGCAGATGCGAGAATAACGATTATGCAGGATGCCTTTGCAAAGATTGCAACAATTAATTGGGATGAAGTTGAGGGGACTAAGGAGGGTTTTATTGCTATCGGTCAGGCGGCATCAGGGCTTACTAATCTTATAATTGCAGGACAACAGAAAGCTTTCAACAACCTGGAGGCAAACAAGCAGAAAGAGCTTGATCTCTATGAAGGTAATAAAGCCATGCAGGATGCGATCAACAGACGTTACGCGAGAAAAGAACTGGAACTCAAGAAAAAACAGTTTACTCAGGATAAAATAAAGGCAATAGTTGATAGCTCTATCGCAACCATTTTAGCAGTCCTAAAAGCCGGAATTGTCACACCCCTTGGAATTGCAATCGGGATATTAGGAGCCGCGGGGACTACTGCAATAGCTGCGAAAAGATTTGAGCCGAGTTTAGCGGAAGGCGGGGCAATTATCGGAGGACTTCCACACTCGCAAGGTGGTACTCACTTCATAGGCAGTGACGGTTCACGGTTTGAAGCTGAACGAGGGGAGGCTATGTTCGTGATGAAAAAAGACGCAACGGCAGAGATCGCAGCATTATCTGCAATCAATGAACAGTTTGGCGGTAGAAGTTGGACGGGTCGCCCGGCAGCACACTTGGCAGAAGGGGGCGAAGTAAGCACGCAGAATCTACAATCAGAGGTCGCAGCGGAATTCAGGCGCACCCCGATAGTGGTGAAAGTTGGGGACATCGTTACAGGAATGACGGATTATAATAACACTAAAAATGTGGGGGTGTTATGAAGCGGGATCAGTACCTGAAGATAAGGCAGAAATTTTGCAAACTGGCACTGATGGATCAGAAGAAGGCAGCCTGTGAACTTAGGGATCTTGCTTTAGGACTTGAGAATTGTAAAAACACTCAGGATGTGGTGGAGGCTTTAAAGAACATTTTCGCAGTAAGTGAACGGACAATATTTAACGATTTTATATCTTAAAAAACGATACAATGGAAGACTTAAGCAGGGCAGCCATATTGGATGCAAAAATTTTACGAAACTCGAAATTTGATTATAAATTCGTTGTTACCCGCAATGACACGGGGGCAGCTTACAGCCTTGCCGGGAAAACCCTTAAATGTGAGATTAAGAAAAAAGGACAGGACAGTGCTGTGTCTGTAAAAACTTTGAACAGTGGAACTGAAATGATTATCGGAGGGGTGAGTAGTAACGAGATCACTTTCGACTTTATTGCGGACATCGCAGCGGATACATATGTATGGGATTGCGATATAATTGAGGATTCATACACGATTTACCGGGGTGACTTGGTTGTGCTTCAAGACGTGACTAATGGATAACAGTCTTAAAATAGCAGTTTCGAATACGTGGAAGTTTGTTGTTACGATCTTAGGTAAGGTGACTTTCGTGGTCACTCCTGCCAACACGTGGAAGTTTGTTTTAACACAGGCAGAGATTACGCCGCCTGTTTTAGTTTCTGCTATTCTTACTGATAACTTTACGCTTGCTTTGACTTTTGATAAGGCTCTTAACGAGGCTTCTGTTCCTGACTTTGTTGATTTCGTTTACGCTCAAAGTGTAACCGGGGTGGATGTAACAGGAGCGGTTGTTACTTTGACTTTTACATCTGAGATACTTTATTCAGATACTGATCAAATCGCTTACGTTCCCGGAAGCAATCCCTTACAAGACTTAGCAGGCAATGAAGTTATCGCCTTTAGTTCAAATGTGGATAACAGCATCTTCCCGAACGGTTCTTGTTCAGACCTCTTACTTTCAGCAGCTACAGCAGACGGATTCCGGGCAGATTGGATTAATGGAAGTACGGATGAGACCGGAATAGTTATTGAGTATTCAGAGGATCAGGTCACATGGATACCCGAAACCTTAGCAGCCGGAACAGAGTTTAAAATATTTACCGGACTGGATTCAAGTCAGATTTATTATGTGAAAGTCAGGGCAATAAAAGATACGTTCTATTCAGGTTATACTGCTACTGAAAGTATTACTACTGAGGGAGGTTACCCCGCTATTTTAGAAGATGGTAACACAGTAGGGTGGTATTTGTCAGATGATCTCACAACAATAACGAAAGACGGTTCTGATTTTGTAAGCAGATGGAATGATAAATTAGGCAGTGGTCATGATCTTATTCAGGCAACCGGAACCAATCAGCCTAAATGGGTAGATGTTGACGGGATTTTATTTGATGGGGTAGATAATTACTTAAGAGCTGTTAATTTCACTTGGAATCAGCCTTGTGAGATTTTTATTGTTATGAAACAACTTACTTGGACGCTAAATGATATATTTTTTGATGGCGGAGCATTGGATCGAGGTGAAATATACCAATTTAATATAGCTAATAAAATAAGTGAGTATTGTGGCGGTACTGTTAAAACTTTCGTCTGGACTTTAAATAATTATGGAGTATTACGTATTTTATTCAATGGAGCGGGAGGACATATGCAGATTGGTACTGGCCCCTTACAGACGTTCACTGGGGCATCAAATATGGCTGGTTTTATTTTGGGAGCAAGGTTTAATGCCTCTGCATTTGCAAATATACAAGTTAAGGAAATAATCCTGAGAAAAATTGCAGACATCTCAGGGGATGAAACAGCAATTTATAATTATTTGGCGACAAAATACGGGATTTAATAACTGCAATCATTACAACCCGATTTGTTCCCTACCTGAAAGCGTTTTAATTTCGCTTCATGAAAATTCTGGAGCTTTTTGGAACGGTTGGGGAGGAAATCACTTTAGAAGGTGTTAGATCATTCCTTAACGCTAATAAATCCGAACCCGTCCAATTTGACATCTCAACTTTAGGTGGAGACCTGGCAACAGCAATCTCCATTCATTCTCTTATCCGGTCTCATCCACAACACACAACAGCTAATATCGTAGGACTTACCGCAAGCGCAGGTACTGTTATTTCTGTTGCTTGTGACGAAAGATCAATTTCTGATAACGCTCTTTTCTTAGTTCACAACGGGTGGAAAGAACAGACCGGGAATGTGTTTGATATGCAGAAAGCCGCTTCCGATCTTATGAAGACCGATGCACTAATGGTCAAGATTTACCGTGAATCCACCGGACTTGAAGACCAGAAAATTAAAGATTTAATGAAAGCTTCTGACTGGCTCAGCCCTGTCGAAGCTCTTGAATATGGATTTGTTGACCGGATCGTTTCATCCGGTACAAAGATAGCCGCCTCCGTCCTTTTGGAAACGGCACAAGGAAAAGTAAGTGATTTATTAATAACTAAATTAAAAGAAAAGATGAACATTTTTTCAAAAGACAAAGGGAAAAAACTCGATGTCATGAATGTGTTAGCCCTGAAGGACGGCAAGAGCGTTTTGATTAACGCATCCGAACCTGCTACGGGCGTGGAGGTTGCCCCTTTGGGAGCAATGACCTTAGAAGATGGAACCTATGAACTGGCTGACGGTCGCAAGATCAGCGTAGCCGGTGGAGTAATCACCGAGGTAGCTGAAAAAGCTGCTGAACCTGCACCTGCTGCAAATGCAGAAGTTGCGGCTATTGTTGCAGCTGTCGCTCCCCTTGTAACTGCTGCCGTGGATGCAGTAAGGGCTGAATTTACTGAAGCACTTGGAAAAATTTCCAGCACTCACAAACCTGTAAAAGGTACTGTGACAGCCGGAAAAGCAGAAGTGCCCGACCCTCATTCCAAAGTCAAAGAAGTGACTGACGGAATTTTCAAAGCAATTAACGAATCCAGAAAAGCATAGGCCATGAGCTTGACACTTTCAAATACAAATTACAATGGTGAGGTTCTGGAGAACCTTTACCTTGTAACCGGCGTTGGTAACGAGGTTACCAGTAAAGGAGCAGCTAAACTGCATACTGACATTTCTACGAAAAAAGCTCTTCCCAGGTTGAGCCAGACTGCCGACCCGATAGGCGACTATCAGGTGGGGGCCCCCGCAGGAGTTACTGCGACAACAACTTATGCCGAAAGGGAGCTTGTTGTTCACCCGATGACGGTTTACGAGACATTCCTTCCGACTACATTTCACGATGTTTGGCAGATTTGGAAATCTGTCGGCGACTTCACGAACCTTGAGCTAAATGCTCAACTTTTGAATGCAATCCTTGACTTGTATAAAAACGGAATTGGAACGCAAATGGCGAAACTGTTCTGGCAGGGTGATCTGCTTCTTGCAGCCGCTGACCCTTTGAATAAGTTCAACGGGATTATCACAAGGGCCATTCTTGACGCAAACGTTATCAAACCCACTCCGGCCGGAAACATCACAGACCAGAGCTTTGTTGACATTTTGGCCGCTTGCTGGGCTGCAATCCCTGATAAGTTCATTGACGATCCTGACTTTGTTCTTCACGTGAACACAACCGACTGGAAGACAATGCAAGCTGGGAACACTAAGCTCAAAGAAGCTTTTGTCGGAGTTTTCGGGATGAACATGGAGACCATGTATCAGCAAAAAAGAATCAAGCACTTCCAGGGCTTAACCCGTCACCATATCATCGGTGCGAAAGTTACTGCCGGCGAAGATTCAAACCTGAACCTGGGAGTTTGGGTTGATCCCGAAGCCGAAAGCGTAGTCGTTGACAAAGTGGCCAACAATTCCCGTCTTTGGTTTTTAAGACTGGATTACAAAGCTGATGCCAACTACCGCGTTGCTGAAGAACTGTTACTTTATACACCTGCATAATCATGAAAAAATTTATAATTTTAGCTTTCTTGGTCGTAGTAGCTATGACCGCAAGCGCACAACAGGGATTTCAGACTTTCGCTGCTGATACGATTAACGGCGATACTGCTATAACAACTTCAACAGTTTCTGTTCCTTATAACGGATTTATCACGTTCGATTTTGACGTTAAAGGGAAAGCGCAGAATGACACTGTATATGTCGATTTCCAGGGGTCAAACGATGCCTGGGTTTCTTATAAGACTATCAGCACTACAACTCATATTCAGGGTGCATCTGCTGTTTATACGAAGTATCAATTATCAGCAAGTCCCGCAACTTATTTAAAGTACCGACTATATAAACGGGCTTACGAGGTTGCTGATACTGCTTATTTTAGGTATAAAGTATTTATTTACAAAAGATGAAAAACCTGATCCTGATCTTATGTCTTGCTCTTGTGACCGCCTCCGGGTGGTCGCAGGCTGCAAACCAGGTCTTCGTAGCGGACACCACGCACGGCAATGAAAATGTGTATTTTACCGGCTCGAAAGATGCCAGTATTTATCAGGGAGTTGCCGGGTTTGTGTTCACTACTACGCACGACACCGCTACGGTGGTTCTGCAAGGCTGTTACAATACTTCTGCCTGGTATCCGATTGACACCGTATCTGTAACAGGTTCTACTGCTGTCAATCATGAGTTGTACCAGACACCACCTCGTTATAAGTATTACAGACTTTGGGGTGACGGGGAAACCGGGGATACCTGTTATTTCAGTAATGTACGATACTATTTAAAATACTAAATTACTGCCATGAGCACAAACGTTAAAATAGATAGGGGAGTCGCCTTTGACGGCGACGCTATCGTACAGGGGGGAATAGGAAACTATGCCCTGCTGATAAATAAAGATGACTTGGACGCAGGAGCTATTACTGAGGATGCTGTTTCTAAAGAAATTGAAACAATAACCCTCGATACCGGAACATACGCCTACAAGTTTGAATCTTCAAAAGGTTCTGCGCAAATCATACCTTCGAGTCCATTTCGGGGTGTATCTGCCATTGACGGGTTTGATCACTCACTCGACATGCGAATTGTGGATGCTACTCAACTTAGCGTTAACACCGCTAAGAAACTGAGGTTTCAGAAAGTCGTGGTATTGGTCCCGCTGGTTAACGGAAAATCAATGATGTATGGCCGCAGGGTAGGACTTCGCATGAGTGACTTCCAGATGATGCCTGGGGATGCCGATACCGGGGGAAGTTTCCAGATCGTTATCAAAACGCCTGAGAATGACCCGCCTGAGATCGATCCGCCACAGTTGATTGAAAGCACCTTTGATATTCTGACACTTCTGGCTCCTTAACGGCTTGCCCAGATGAAAACTTACTTTTATTACCATAAAAGCCAGCGGGTTGAATTTGACTCGCTGCCTTTACATGTTCAAAAACAAATAAAAAAACATCGAAATGGCTCAACCGAAAAACAAAACATCACAGCCGGCAAACCAGCCGAAACCAGCGCAAAAAGCAAAACAACTGGAAAAGCTTCCGGTAGAAAACGTAAAGTATGACCGCTACACCGGATTAAAATTTCTTGAACTTTCCGAAACGAAACTTACTGAAGCGCAAATTAAAGAACTTGCAGAACTTGAAGTTGAATTAAAGGCCGCTTCCGGTTTTGTTCCCGTTCGCACCGTTAGGGCTGCAATCAATAACGAACAGGTGTTACTTGTTCAGGGGATTCCTGTTCCTGCTGCTGTCAGTAATTTAGTCCCTGAAAAAAACTTCCTGTATTATTTCGGAGTTAAGAAAAAATAATGAACAACGGCCCCACGATATTGACACAGGAAGAGAGCGGCGGTTATAAAATCGCCGTTAATTCTATCCAGCGCACCCTATTCGTAGAACGCCTGTATGTTAATATCGCTTTTCCTGCTGACAGGATAATCCCTTATGACAGGGATAACCTTTACCCGAATAAAGTCAAGTCTATTGCAGCCCGTTCTGGAACCACGTCTTCAGCTATCGGCACGCTATCGGCATTTATTTCAGGCGAGGGGTTCGCGGGGATGGACACCGTCGTTAATTCAGAAGAGCAGACACTTTGGGATATTATCCGGCATATAGCAGATTCCCGTTCAATGTTCAGGGGCTTTGCTTTACACTTCAACTATAACTTACTTGGTCAAATCACAGAGATTACCCCGGTAAACTTCGAGTTTGTGCGTTGGAGCAAAGACTTGAAACGCTATGTCGTTAACCCTGACTGGGCCAGAAGGAATCGCAGGAAAGAAGAGATCGAGTACCAGCCGTTTAACCCTGATCAGGTGCTTGCTGAAATTAAGCAGTGTGGGGATATTTCAAAATACAAGGGCCAAATTTTCTACTGGATTCCGAACCTGAAAGATTACTATTGCACCTGTTTGTGGGATAGCGTTCTTGACGATGCACAATTTGAAGCTGAATCGAAACTCTACTCGCTTTCAAGCATTCAGAACGACTACTCATTAGCTGGAATCCTAAGCTATCCGAAAAATATCACGGATAAAGGCGAACTAGACAACATTAAAACTGAACTTAAGGAGGACATGGGAAGCAAAAACGCCGGGGGTATCCGGGTAATTGGTGCTATTCCTTCCGAAAATCTTACTAATTGGAAATGGTTCACTCCGATTTCACGCAATAACATTGACTCTCTTCATACGAATCAAATCGAGCGTGCAAAATTCAACATCTACGCAGCATTCCGGCAACCTCCGATTTTAAACGGGGTAGCAACTTCAGGGATGTTTAACAAGGAATCATTTGCGGATGCATTCAACTATTACAATTCACAGACCGAAACCGAACGCAAGGAAGTTGAGAAGGTGCTGAGTAAGGTTCTGAGTTACGCTGTTTTTCCTGTTAAAGAAATTCAAATACAGCCGAAAAAATTTAGCGCGAATAAAGAACAGTTGACACCTCAAGAGATTCAGCAGAAATCAATCGAAACGAGGGAAACTGCTCAAGCTGCCTTAAAAGGCACGGTAGGTGGGGTTGATGGGATTATGGCTATACTTGCAGGTCTTGCAGCTAAAACAACCACACCGGAAAGCGCAATTACTATCCTTGTTGAGATTTACGGATTTGCTGAAGAAACCGCCCGCAGAATGATAGGTGCGGGAGCTTTGACGCCAGGAGGGCAACCAGCAGGAGAACCGCCGGAAGTTAACGACACTCTAACAAATCTAACAGGTAGGCAACTTCAGGGGGTTTTCAGGATAACCAGAAAATATAAGAAGGCGGAGCTCACTTATGAGCAGGCTGCCAGCCTTCTAAAAGACGGCTTTGGATTTTCTGATGAGCAAATAAAGATTTGGCTGGTCAATGATGAACAAGACATTTAAAAAATCATGGCTGAAACTACCCTCATAACAATATCCGATGTTCGGAATTACCGTCAGATTTCACCGACTTTTGACGTTAACCGGTTCAATTCATTCTTAACCGGGGTGCAGCGGGAGAACCTGAAGGGTTTACTTGGTGACGCTTTGTATTTCGCTTTTATGGCAGATGCGAGAACAGCGGGAATTTACTTAGACTTACTTGCAGGAAAATCTTACCTACTGAACTCAGAAACTATCCAATTTTACGGCCTTAAACCCATCCTCGCATTCTGGTGGCTTGCTGTGGCAACCAGGGAAGGTGACTTATTCCACTCCAACATGGGAGCGGTTCAGTTCACGAATAACCCACAGCAGAATTTTGAGACTGCAAAAGAGAAAGAGCGGATCGCAACGGGTTATATGCAGAGTGCTCAGAGCTATGCGAATGACTGCATAAAATTTCTGAACGTAAACGCTTCAAGTTATTCACTTTGGAAATCAACAGACGAAACGAATAAGACTAATTTCTTAACATTCAGGATATGATACTAAACGTAATTTTAAATGCAATCGGGATACTGATTTTTTTCATTAACCGATTCAGCGGACGCAAATCAAAGACAAAAAAATTTTCACTTGGTTTCTGGCTTCGGGATAACTTTCAGGAGCTATCAACAACACTGCTTTTAAATGTTGCCTTCATGATCATTTTAAATATGAAAGGTGGCAGTGTGGAGACCTTAATTTTAAAACTTCCCGTGTGGATGCAGGACATCGGCATCCCTGGACTTTGTTTTGTTTTCGGCTTAGGTTTCTCTTCCGTTATCTATCAGATGTATCTGAAAAAAGTTAAAGACATTTAAATGAACGCTCAAGACAGGGAGTTGATGGACGAGAAATTTGGCCGGCTTACCGATCTTATGAATGCTCATTTTATTGTAGTTGCTGAAAATCAGGAGCGAATGATCAGAAAGCAGGACATTACCAATGGCCGGGTAAACTCTCTCGAATTAAAGCAGGCATTACGGGATTCAAAACAAAAATATTTACGTTGGAAAATGGCTGGAATGGTATTGCTCGCATCTATTTTAGCGGTTCTAATTCAGAGTTTTGGGGTTTTGGAATTTTTAAAACTTATTAAATAAATGTATCCAGAAGCTTTCAATAAATGTATAGAAATTGTCCTAAAGTCAGAGGGCGGGTTTCAGCGCAACCCGAATGATTCCGGCAACTGGTCAAATGGAAAACTGGTAGGCACGAAATACGGTATTGCCGCTCGATTTTTTCCGGGGTTGGATATTAAGAATTTGACAATCGAAGGAGCGAAAACGATCTATTATGAAAAGTACTGGAAACCTATGAATTTGATAGGCATTACTTCAGGAGATGTTGTTTTGCAAATCTTTGATTTTGGTGTTAATGCAGGACGTGGGACTTCAATCAGAATAGCTCAAAGGCTTGTTAAAGTGAAAGCTGACGGGAAATTAGGGCCTATTTCAAAATACGCTATCAATAATTTTCCTGATTTTCTCGATGCTTTTAAAACTGCCAGAATTTTGTATAATAGA